TTTCCCCTTTTGTCGGTTGAGGGTCAACCAGCACCTAGCAGGGGGTCGAAGAGCCTGACTCGGGTTCAGAGCCTTGGGCGCTCGGATCAGCGCACGAAGTCCATGAACCACCGGGTTCCTCTGCTGCGTCGGTGCCTATCACACCCAGTCGAACCCATTAGCAACCCAAAGGGTCGGGGGGGGCAACCAAGTGCGGACAGCCAATACGAAGTCATCTCCAACTTTGCGAAACAGAGCATCTTGCAAATCGGAGCCAGCGGTGTGCAGGACGACATTACTATTAATAGAAGCGTTAGATACCGTGGCAGTAACTTCGCCGCCCATAAAACGACCTGTCTGGGCGGGGTTAGTGAGTCCCCATGTGAAAATAGACCTTTGAGGCAGGGTTATTTCCAACACGGGCTGTTGTTCTACGGGAGTCACCACACACCCAAAGCCAAAATTGGCCGTAGGAGGCAGCCAATTGTCGCTAGTCGTAAAAGGGTTGTGGGTATTTTGCCGTGGAAATCCAGACCTAAGGCCAACATACTTAAAACCTGTCGCGTCGGAACTTTGACAGAGTATCTTGAGACCAATAGAGCCTTTGTAGAACAAAAAGGGGGAGCTGAGATAAGATATGTAATCATTCGTGACGAACCACGAATTATTTACGTCGAGAGTATAGGAAGCAGAACCACCTATCATAGGCCACCAATAGGGATTAACACAAGCGTGTATATCAACTATAGGTTCATCATTACTATCATAACTCAGATAAGGCAAAGCGCGAGACCAGATCAACATAAAGTCTTCCACATTATGCAGTGGGACCAACATTTTCGCTGAGTTCTGGGCTTTGGCCCTAGTTTCGAAAACCTCCGTGACAGGGGGCAAACCTATCTGGGGTTGAAACCCGATAGCCCGGGCATTACCAGTCTTGGTTTTCACGGGTTTTATCATATTGATTTCAACATCGCTCAAACCAACCGGTCTAGGTTGAAGGAACTCGAAGTCTTCTCCCGCGCTAATAAAAGATATAACGGGGATGAGAGGGGCAACGTTCAACATAGTAGAAACAACGTTGAACGAAAAATGGAGAGTAGATGGACTAAACTCATTAACCTGGGCTTCCGCGGTATCCTTAGAATCGATCACAGGAAAGTGATCGTAGAGACTCAAAGAAGGCATAGGTACTTTTATATGATGGACGCCAGAACATATGCCCTTAAGCACAGAATTCCTAGACATGGATCCGTCGGTGTTAGGAAAGAAAGGCGAGTACCCTATGTTGAGATCATATTCAACTTCAATCATAGGGTGGCCACATATAAGAAAGTGGAAGTTAATGGTGCCCCTCCAATACTGGGCGACTTTAGAAAAGAACCTAAAATACGTACAGTCTTGGTTAGCGGTGGAAACACTAGGGACACCACGGGGAGCTGTGGGATTGGCCCAATATTTCCCTTCAGAAGCACCAGTTATCATAGTTTCAAGAAACTGGGGGTCCCTAAGCATCTCAAGTACAGAATGCTTACTTCTTGGCTGGTCCATCCAACTTCGAAATATAGGGGTAGTAGAGGGGGGCCCAACGCTAGTAGTATCTCCAGCATAGGCCATTTGAACAGCTTGAGGGGCTTCAAAAGTGCCTGATTTATATACGTTTTCATCAAAAGAAGAAACACTAGGTGACAGTACGTCGCCTATTATTTCAGCCCCAACGTTCACTGCCGCGTCAACTATAACAGAACCCAAAGCAGCTATAGCCAAGGGTTCAACTCCTGATTGAGGGCACATATCCCTGGGCATATTGCCCTTATGGTACATAGTGGCTCCACTTGTGTCGGCGCGTGGACCCAACCACCTGAGATTTTTGAAATTAACGAAAATCCTCAGCTGTGCAGGTTGAGTTTGGGAAGATACGAACCTGGAAACTACATCGGATACGACAATAACGGGGACACCAGGAGGCATATTATTACCACTAGTGCTCGGGGAATAAGACCCAATGGCAGAGGTGGGCCAATACGAAAAATTACTCTGCCAAGGTATGTCAACAACGGCATCTTGCCCAGCACCATAATTCATAAGCTGCATATCGGGGGCAAGCAGCATATGTTGGTAGGTCATATTATTCTGGGTCATATGACCAACCGTATTGTTGAAAGCATCGCCAAACCAATTAACATAAGGCACAACGCCTACCGCGACAGCTCCGGCTATACCTTTAGGGTTGCTTAGAGTAAAGCGGAACTGCACAGAGTCATAAGCGATTCCTTCATAATAAGTAGCTAAGCTATCAAAAATACCATTATTCATGAGATCCCACAAACTCCACATAGAAGTGGTGGAGTTAGCCGGCCCTATAGACAGATAATCTATTCCATAGGCGTCGGGCAAGAACTCATAAGTTCTGTTGGCAAAGGCCAGGTAATCGGGCACTACCTTGTCCTCACCAACTCTAACCCCTTCTGTGGGTACGGGGTCAGGAATGACGGGGGCTCCTATCCAATCGGATAAGTCACTTTTTGTGGCAGGTTGAACCACGGTTGCGTTCTCTAAGTTCTCCATCTTGGAAGAACAAAAACTTTAAAAGGATTGCTTGCAAAGCTTCCGCAAATTCGGGTGTTTTACGTCCCCCAGGACATTGGCGTTAACTAGTAAGAGGCCAAGCGTTTTTCCACACCGCTTATGGTTCTGCGGGGAAAGTGACAAGGAATTTTATTTTCAGAAAGGAAATTCCTTATAGACTCCTCTATCTCAGAGGCTTCCACGGGATCATACTCATACAATTCCCTAGAGACATTCTCTAAGTTGATCTGAAGTTGTTTAAGGACAAAGTCAGGATCACCGCGCAATCCTTTAGGTACTTTAACATAATACAGCTGGGCAAGAAGAGAACTCCTGCTTAAAGGGGCAAAAACTTGTCCCTGACGTTTTACAAAACCACGAGACAAGAATTCGGCGTCCCATATAGTCCCTGAGCAGCCCTCTTCTGTCACTCCACCTTTATCAGTTCCGGTAGTCTGAATATGGAAAAGTTTATCAAAGGCTGCAGCGACGGCCACAGCAGTATACCAGGCTTTATTGCGCAACGCAGTGAGATTGTCGTCGGAATAAATCTTGAGAAGGAGAGCCATGATGGCTTCCCTAGGGCACTCATTGTTTTTAATTGCCAAGAACGCAGCCACGACGCATAGAAACATGATGTTGGCGTGGGTATTCAACCAAGTTGTAATCCAATTACCTGAACTGTTTTGCCTACCAAGCCAAAATCCAATGCCAAGGTCGAATCGTATGCATTGCATGCACTTTACGATCTCGAGTATGGCAAACAATCGTGATTCGAACGTGTCATAACAGTCTTCAATCATGGGCCACATATAATAAGCGACCAACATGATTACCACTGATTCGAAACCTGCTATATCCATAAAAAGAGTTTTAAGGTCTTCAAAGGCTTGAGCAATGAGAGCCCAGAATTGAGAGTAGGGATTTATCCCACAAGTAGGAGGAGTGAGACCAAACCAAGTCTTATTACGGTTTACCATATCGCCCACAGCTCTCTTAAGTTGAACATTATCTACAAAATCAGTAACTTTAAAGATACGAGTTTTCTTAGCAGCAACCCTGTCGGGAGGCCTAAGTTCATCTTTAAGTTTATCAAAATTTAATTGATAGTAGAAAATGAAATTGTTACGAGCGTCGTCGAGTTCGGCTATACGCTGGGAAAAGAAAGCATACGTTTCAGGATCTTTTTCGAGAAGAGCTTTCTTAGACTTGTTCCAAAGTCTCATACGCATGCCTTTAGAAGTATGTTTATCAAAAGGTTCGAGATCGCCAAAGCCGTAAAGAGCCTCCTCAAGAGTGAGAGTCCTACAATTCAAGAACAAATTTTTCTTGTTGTCGTAAGTCTTGTTCCTGATATCTTCCCCGCACTCTTTAAGAATGACTTTAACCATAGGGTCCGGGTCATGGACAGCACTATAGGCTAACTCTTTCTTTCTAGCGTTGACATAACTTTCACGATCGAGAGT